TGGCCGTGGCACCCGGAGCGACGAACAGCGGGGTGTCCGTGAGGATGAAGCCGGCGAGGACGCCAGCGTTGGTCACGGTGCCTTCCGTTGCGTCGTAGGGGACGAGAACGCCGCCTACCTTTGCAACAGGCATGCCGGACGGGATGTAGCCATTCGGGTAGTGAGTGGCCGGCGTGAACGTCGAAATGTCGAGGATCTCAGTCCGGGCGTTGCGGATCGCGTGACCCGAGCCCAGCCATGACATGTCCCCAGTGACGATTTCCGACTCAGTGCGAAAACGAGGCATTGTCTAACCTTTCTGATTCTTGTTGTGCCGAGCCGCGTACAGATCGCGGCCTACGGCTACGGAGGTGGCGCCGTCCGACGGACGGTAGCCTTGGTGGTTCGGCTTGCGCTGTTGCTGGTTCTTCACTGGCTTCAGTGCGTCCACACGCTTCTGGACCTTCGCAGTGTCAATGTCGCCATTGGCGTCCAGGTACTTCGTGTAGTCGACGTCTTCCAGAAAACCGTCGAGGAGTTCCTTCGGTACTTCACCGGCAGACAGGGCCTTGAACTCAGCCGCAACGAGGCGAGGCGCGAGCTTGGTCCGTTCATCAAGCCGTGCCTTCTCTGCCGCCGCATCGACGACCTTCTGGTCCGGGGCCTTGTTGTCTTCCTGGTACTTGCGCCACTTCTCAGCGTCGGCTTTCTGCTGGTCGTAGTCCGCACGCGATTTGGCGACACCCTCATGCTGCCTTGCGTGGAACTTCCAGTATGCCTCGCGCTGCTCGACGGTCATTTCCGCCAGCGGCGTATCCTTGGGGAACCCGTGGTCCTTGTCGGAACCACTTCCACCTCCCGCGCCGCCACCAGAGGTCTGACCCGGCTTGTTGTCCGGATCGTCGCCTTCGATGAAGCGAAGGTAGTAGGGTTTGCGCATAGCCATTGTTTTCTCCTTGTCTGAAGGGGGTGCTCCATGTCGGGGCTTCCAACGGATTATACCACAGAGGGTAGTCATCCGAAAGGCTTGTGGGGTCAGTCGTCGCTCGAGTTGCTTGGATCGAACAACACTGTCTGGTGAACCAGCCCTTCAATTATGTGCGGAGCACATGAGCTGGTGGCCATGACGTACTCGGCTTGTTCAGTGTCGCCTTCCATTGAGACAACATAGCCGATCATCACGAAGTCTTGTACTACGTATTCGTCGCCGTAAGTTTCTTTGGCGTAAGCCTGGAAGGCATCTTGCAATGCCTGGTAGGTGTCACGATTGTCACCAATGCCGCTCATCGCTTCCTCCTACGTGGCTTGGGCCGTTCCATCTCGTCGATTTCCGCAGAGATGAGACGGACACGTTCCTGCTGCCAGTTGATCGCCTCAACTACATCCTCGCCAGCCTGCCTGCGAGCACGCAGTCGGGGCAGTGATTCGTAGAGAGAGGCAAGCTGGGCATCGAGCGACTCACGTCGAGCGAGCTTGGTACCAGGCTTGGGCAACGGTCGACCCGCGGAGCGGTTCTTCGCACCCTGCTCAACCAGGTACGGGCCAAGCTCACCGTGCTCATCAATGCGATAACGCACGCGAGACAGTGCCTGGTCCGTATTGCCCCCCGCGAGCTCGTAGAGCGCGTTGAGGTCATCCTGGTTGAACTGATCGCCTGGGTCCTCGTCACCAACAATGGGCATGATGCCACAGTGGCAGTGATCGTGGATGGGCAGAAGCTTCTTCTTCTTGTACACGCGAGTCGAGGCGGCGATACAAAGACCACACGACTGCTTCGATTCAGCGAGCTCGGGATGAAGAATGCGCCGGTACCCGGTGACCTTCGGTGTGGCCGCAAGGATGTTGTTCGCCTGTTTGCGCATGGCGAGCTGCATGTCCAAGTCACCCAATTCATCCACACGCTTGAGCGCGATCTGTGCAGCTTCCTCCTCAGAGGCACCAAGCGAACGCGCATAACGATACTGCTCGGCGGGGCGGTTCCATTCCTCGAGAGGCTGGATCGCACGTTCGATCAGTTCATCGTTGATGGCGTCAATCTCATCGTCAGTCGGGAACTGCAGGTCATCGAACTGCTGGTACACGAACTTCATGTAGCTCAGCGTCTGTGACCGCACAGCATTTTGGGCCGACTCGACGAGCGTTGCCGAACGAGCTGCACGAGCGAGGACAAGGTCACCGTCGTAGAACGTGTCATTCGGCGCAGCCCAGAGAGCAGCGAGTTGACGCAGCAGGAAAGCAGTAGCAGTGGCGTATCCACGAGTCTGTGCCTCGAGAAGCATCAGGAGTCTCTGTGTGTTAGCCATTACTTCAGCTTAGCAATGTCCGTGGTGCCGGGCAGGGAGTTGACCTTGTTGTTCGGGTCTTGACCCATCGCAGCCTGCAGGAACATGTCGTCCATGCGCTCCTTCTCGGCAGTCGCAATCTCATCGGGCGAAAGCTCGAGAAACTTGGACATGGTCGTACGCCACGGAGCACCTGCAGCCATTGCCTGCACAGCAGACACGGCACGTTCGGTGAGCGAGGATCGACGTGGGCTGGCCCAGATGACTTCGATATCCTCAATCGCTGCACGTTCGGAGTCGCCTTCAGCAGCAAAGGCATCAGCCATCATCGCCGCGAACGCATGATCCGCCCGAGAGATGCAGTCATCAACCTTGAACAGAAGGCCTTCCCTCTGGAGCGCAGCCCCTTCCGCCGACCCATTGGCAGCATCAGGTACCACACTGAACAGCGGTGTTTGTGAGGACACTGCAAGATGGATAATGTCATCCTTGACGGAAGTGAGCACCGGACCAAGATCAGCTTGGCCCGATTCCCAGAACTCGGCGACTTCCGGCAGAAGCCAGATTGCACCCGGGTCACTCTTGAAAATGTCGGAGTAGTCAATCTCATGGCCGTCTTCGTCTGTGTTCGGCACGCCTTTGACTGCGCGCTGGCGGAAAGCCTGGAACGCAATGATGATCATTCGCTGCAGGATGGTGTGGTTGATGCGCTCGAGGGTAGCGATGTGCTTCTCGAACTCACCCTTGCCGCTGCGGTTCTTGAACGCGTGGATCGGCACGGTCTCGGTGAAGAGTTCTTCGCCTTCGTCGTCCCATTGCCACGAGCCCGGGCGGATCTGCCATGCCTGAGCCATCGCATTGGTACGGACGCCCGGAAGAATCGAATTGCCCACGTGGCGAGCGACACGCATAGTCGCCATGTTACCGTCTGTACCGCGCCGGTAGAGTACAGCAACGTCGCTATTCGTCATGTCGTCGCGATACACCTTGAGTGCAGCGATTGCGTACCCGGGATTGTCCGGGTCTTCCTCGGTGATGCACTGCGAAGGGTGTTCGGAACGAAGCAACGCACGAAAGCCATCAGGTGTGGGCTGCTGGGACACCGATCCGTAAGATTCGGACAGTGACAGCATCCACTCGAGGATTTCAGCCGCAGTAACCTTCATTCGGTTCTGCTTCCAGATGCGGGCAGCTTCCTCGTCACCATTCTCGTCGCCATCAGCGCCCGTACGGAACGCAAGGGGCTGCATACGGTACAGGACCGCATTGACGATGAGTTCGGCGAGGTTCAGCCGTGCGAGACGCTGGACGCGTTCGAAGCCTTCACCTGCTTTGTCCGGGTAGGCGAGTGGCGGATTGCCTTCCATCCAAGCCTGGAGCTCGGCGATACGGGGGAGTCGCTTGGCGAGTGCGATGGAAAGCCGCTTGATCCACCATTCATCGGTGTCGGGCTTCCTCATCTCATCAACTGAGAGCTGCATGGCTTACCTCTTGTCTACGCGTCGTGGTACAAATGTTGACTTCGGCTTGTCGCCGTGGTGCAGGTAGGCAGCGCGAGCTTCATATGCCAGAGTCGCGGCCATACATGCGTCAATTTTCTTGGGAGACTTCTTCGATTCCTTGCCGATGACGTTGCCGGCAGGCCGTTCCCACACCCTGGCGTTGATGATGTGGCGGAGGAGCGTCTTGTCCTCCTGGATACGGACTTCCTTTGTCTCGTTGCAGATGGCATCGTGGAGTCGTTCGAGCGCAAGGCTCATTTGAGTGTCACGTTTGGTCCACCAACGGATTGCTGATGCCTGACCCGCCTTGACGAGCATCTGTTCGCCGTACTTGTTGTCCCAGGCATCGACGTACGTCTGCCAGTACGGAGGATCAGCAAAGAACCCGACGACTTTCCATTTCTTCATGGCCATGGCGACTGCTGCATCGAAGGCAACGGGATCGACTTCCCATTTGACCTCGTTGCCGTCCTTGTCCTTGAGCGGAATGTCAGGCTTCTCAGATATCTTGATCCTGAAGATTTCACCCGTATCGACTGTGCAGCCGATCAGAGCAGTGGAGTCATCGGTCATAGCGCCGTCAAAGCCCAGGGTGATCATCGTCTTGTCAGGTATCGCCCACACAGGCACGGTGGCCGAGCGGAGCTGTTGCACCTCAACCCATGAACCCTGTTCGGAAACAATGTCGTTGAGGTAGTACCGTCGAGACTCAGCCTCAGTCGTACGGGGGTCGAAGATCTTGCCCATGACACCCTCGACGGAGTTCCATTCCATCGCATCGCCGTACGCCTCGATGATTGCAGCCTTGAGGGCTTCATCGTCGCCGAGGTCTTCACATTCACCCCAGCGGTGGTCGTACAGCAGTGTGTCAAGTTTGATCGTGGCACTTTCACCACGAGCGACTGCCTCTTTCGATTCCTGAATCATCTTGGCGAACGCGAACGTCTGCTCTGCGATTGATTCCTGACCCGGTGAGTACATCGTCGTCGTCTCGAGGGACCACGTCTCAGCAATCTTGGCTCGTTTAGGCAAGTTACGGGAAACTGTCGCGTACATGTTGCGCAGCGTGCCCGTGGTGTACAGGTGCGATTCATCGAAGACGACGAACGTTTCCTTACCACCATCCTTGGAGGATGCACCAGTCGTTGACGGGAGAATCTCACCACCCCAGGGCAGCGAGACCTTGGTGTTACCCACCATCATGCCGTACGCCTTGAGCTGTGAGAGTATGCCCTCTTCGAGGTTGTACTTCACCATGCCGTAGACGTTACCGGTCTGATCCTCTTCAGTAGCCATGATTCGCACGTAGGGCGTTTTGACCTGACGGCCCATGGGCTCGCCCTTTTCATACACGTACGTGTGGCCGAGGAATTCGTAGGTTTCGCCACCCTTGGCCCAACCATCGAACCTGCAGGGGCCCAGTGCTTCGAAAAGCACGAGCTCGCCGGCAAGGCCCGACTTGTTGGTACCCTTGGGACGGGAAAGGAAGGCTGATTCATGGCAGCGCCGGCCATCGGGCCTCAGCGCGTAGCAATCGAGAATGAAGCCGGTGTACTCGTCAGTGTGGACGATAGGCTCGCCCTCAACATCGCCAGGGCCATGGAGTACGAGAGTTTCAATCCACCACGTGGCGAGCCAGCCGAGCGTCCGTTTCCGATTAGCTAGGTCGGACTTGACAAGCTCGCGGGGCATCAGGCGTTCCTGTCAGCCTTCAAGTGAGCTTCGAAGGATTCCTGAGCGCCAGGGCCGGGCTGAGGGAACGTCCAGTGGCAGTTATCCTTCATGCAAGTGATCTTGTTCGTGGCTGTGTCGATCTGGGGCACGTGGACTGTTCGCTGGTTCATTCGTTTTCCTCCCCATCAGCCTGGGTCATCTCGTCGATCACGACGACACGGTCCTTGGGCTTCTCGTCAGGCTTGACGTACCTCATGGCCGCTCCTCCAAGCTCGTGACAGTGGTGAAGGTGATGAACTCATCGCCCTGGCTGATCGTAATTTCGTCACCCGGGCCAAAGATTTCGAGGCTCACGGGCTTGCCGTTTGCATCTCGCGAAAGTCGGCCTACATACTGGAACGGATCCTCGGGCATCATGCGAGCCTCGCTCGGCGCGACTTGATATCCGTGACATTGCCTTCGGTGCGGCCGATAGCTCCGTTGTTGTCGATTTCCTCATCAATCTCGAGGTGCAGACGCAGACGGTCTTCAGGCGTGGCACCAAACTTGGCCACACGGAGACGCACTTCCGATGCAAAGTCCCAGCGGCCGTTTTCCCACATCATGTGGTGCATCAGCGCGGTGTCGAGCAGGAAGTACCAGTCGGGCTCGGTCAGCATTCGTGTGGCCTGGGGCGATTTGCGCCAGCCTTCCCACCACTTCTTCGTCATGGGGTGCCAATCGACTACGTCCCCGTCCTTGTCGCGCAGTGCGCCTTCAGGGAGCTGCCAACCATACTTCTTGTTACCCTTGGGTGCGGAGACCAATGTAGTCTCGGGCTTCTTGTTCCTACGCACGGCTTTGCCAGTCCGTGCCGGACCCCTTCCAGCCATTGTCTTCTCCTATGTCAGGTGAGCTAAGCAAATGCCCGGAGCATCAACAGTGTCTGAGAGGTTCCTGTCGATGCCACCGGGCAACAATACGATTATGCACCAGATCACACGGCTTGTCAAGGCACCACTCAGGGCCACTCAGGGCCCACACAAGCCGGGTGGATGCTTTTAGATGACTTTCGTCATCATAACGGGCGTGTCAAGGTCAGTAGGGGTAGGGATGCCGTGAGGAGTACAGTTCCGTACACCAGTCGCAGTACCAACGCTTTCGTCCGTCGACCAGGAAGCCAAAGATCGAGTGCACGGTGCAGCTGAAGGACCACTTATCTTTCTTCACCTGGGGCCACGATGCCGTCTTCTTGCAGAGGTAGCACTTCGCATAGTCACGTAGGTGGAAGTCGCCTGTAGAGATGTTCATTCGGGCATCTTATCAGCGCGTGGCTAGTTCATTCCTTCCCGTGCAGAGAAAGTTGCCAGACCCGTACATTAT